GATTTTGCTTCCTTTTCTGCTAGTTTAGCTTCACGTTTTGCTTTCTTTTCTTTCTCTTTTGCTTCCATATCATCAATAAACTCTTTAATGTGAATATGAAAATCAGTAGAACCTCTTTCGTTAATGTAGTCAAAAGATTCTTTATCATGTTCTTGAAGAGAATCCATTTGTTCAAAACCACCACCATTATCGAAATACTTGTATTTAACAAACTGCTGTTTCTTTTCTTTTTGAATACGTCTAAGAAAAGCATAGTAGATTATTTGAGTGAAATACGCAAAAGGGTTGTTTGATTTATCAGGATTAAAATTATGCATATACGCAAGACAGTTCTCAAGACCATCCGAAATCATATCATCCTTATAAGTGTAATTAATAAAGTTTGGTCTAAAAGAAAGTCTTTGAGCAATCTGTAGGAAACATCTAGCAATGTAATCAGTTACATAAGGTTTCTTTTCACCACGTTCAGCTTTATCTGCAATGTCAGCTTGGTATTCTATTAACGCTGCTAAGAAATCTTTATTATTAATGTAATGATTTTTATTATCTTTATCGACTGGTTCTTTTGGTTTGATAGCCATATGGTAGAGTCCTTATTATTATTTTTGGTATTAGATATATTATACTACGGAAATGTAAGAAAGTCAAGTTATAATGTAAATTAAATATTAAGAACGTGAGTGAACGAAGTGAACGATCATTCAACTCACGCTAGTGAGGTGAATTAGTTAAAGTGATGTAAGGATATGTTAATACATTAATAAACAAAGACTGTATTTAATTCAACTCATTACATTCGTTGAATGATCGTTCACTTCGTTCACTCACGTTTTAGTAATTAATCTTTATTCTTTAAGTGGTGTTTTAATAGACGAGTTAAGAGAAGAGATAGGTGACGATATCCTATTTGCCATCAAATGTTAATTCATTTGTCTCTAGTGGGTTGTTGATACCATTATGTGGTGTACCCTGACACGATTTTACTTACAGACCTGACTTCGCTTTCTACTTGTCTACTAACTCTGTGTAGTCTGAACCACTTCACGAACTTCGCTACTATCCTCTTTTGTATAAGGCTGGCATTTTTAAATTTTAGTTTTAGTTTATTGATTTCTTTCTATCGTTAAAAATAGATATCATCCATTTTACTTGCTTGTCTGATATAAACCGTGTATTTCCCGTACATAGCATTCCATAAAATCCTTCAAGAAAGGTAATTTCTTTTCTAGTTAGATGTTCATTCATGTCACTATCTTTTATAAAACGGTATAATTTAGTTTTATCAGACATCATAGGTTTTTGGTTATATTTTTTCATACTGTCTATTATAACCTACAATTATCAAAAAGTAAAGTTTTTACATAATTATTTTCTGAGATGGTATTGCTATGGTTGAAAACATTTGTTCGTACTGGTTTGCAATTTGAGTTTCTGCCTCAGCAATGAATAAAACGTCTTTTAATGCTATGTGAATAATATTATCTTTACAACTCATTAAGAATGGAGTAAACCCTAGTTGAGCACCTTTCTCATCTTGAGAAACAACTCCAATAGTTTGAGGGTCTTTAATAGTAATTGCCATATTTTCTTCACTCAACTCTAGCAAGTCGCAAATAAGTTCTGTTGATGTATGTTTTAAATGTACCACTGATATATTCATAATTTTATACTCCTTAGTTTGTAATCAAATTTTTCTGTGTTGTAAATCTTAATCCTTTCAACGAAATGTTTCAATGAAAAGTTCTTGTGTTTCTTCCATGATAAGTCATCACTTATATCAAAAAGTGTTGCTTTATCTTTTCCCTCAGCTTTTCGTAAACCTCTGCCAACAGACTGTAAATTCCTAATCCTAGACTTAGAAGGATGAGCAAAGATAATGTTATGGAGATTGCGGATATTGATGCCAGTAGAATAAGTGCCATAAGAGGCAACAATAATAGCATTGCTAGATTGTTCTGTAATTTTTCGTATTTCTTCACGTTTATCTACTCCTACACTTCCTGATACAAAAAAGATTGCTCTTTCTGGGTCTTGCTTTTTTAAATAATTATATAGATGCTTCCCGTGCTTCTCAACGAATTGAAATAACACTAAAGTATTTTTAGTTCTACTTAATGTTAGATTACAAATAAATTTATTTCTATCAACGTGCCCGACTAAAAAATCAATCTCTTCTTGATATGTCATAGATTTAACAAACTTTCTTTCCGCATCATCGTATTTTAATGTGATTGCCTCAATATGTAATTTAGCAATTGTATCACTATCCATTAACTCTTTAGTTGTGGTGACCTTTTTAACTGCCCCGAATAATCCCTCAAGGACTAACTTATGTGTAGTAGTACCATCTAACGTTCCGGTGAAACCAAACTTATATTTACAATCAACCATTTTAGTCAAAATACTTGTTAATGACTTTGCTTTAAAGTTATGTGCTTCATCGCCAATGACGCAACCGAATTGTTCAAAGAACTGTTTCTTTAATTTATAGATTGATTGCCAAGTAGTGATTACGATTTGTTTATCTGTAACTTTTTCCTTGCCTGAATAAATTCTATGTACGTTGTCCTCACTAAACATTGGGTCTATTTCAGATGCATAGTCTTTAAAGTCTTTATATAGTTGTTCAACTAACGATGTAGTTGGTACGATGATTAAAATCTTTTTATTTATCTTCCTCATGTAGTATTGAGAAAGTGAGTAAATCATAAACGACTTACCAGACGATGTTGGTGATAATAGTAATGCCCGTGACTCCGAGATTGCCCAATTAACAGCTTTTATCTGATAGTCGTAGGGTAATATGGGGTTAGAGTTTGCGTGTGGTTTTAACCCATTAACGAACGTCTCCGTAGACTCAATGGTTTCATAATCACCTAATTTTGGGTAATCTATCGTTAAATTGCGTCGATTAGCAAATTCAATAATATAGTTTAATAGACCAACATATACCTCACCACCGAATACATTGAAGAGACGAATTTTACCGTCCCAAGCACGACTTCTATATGCAGGCATAAACCTAGCACCAGGAACCTCAAACGTAAAGAAGTCTGATAACTCGTGTGCTATCCCTTGTTCACATTCTACGTTTAGAAATACGTCATCCTTGACGTGTACTACTATATCACTCATTATATATTATACTTCACCTTGTGTGAATTTTAAGAAATCTATCGCATTCTTAATAGCAAAACCTCTAACCGTCATCATCTTACAAACTTCTTCTAGGTATTTGACTATTTCTTCTTGTAAAGCAACCCTTGCTTCTGCTTCAACTACGTCTGGGTCTACTTTTACATATTCTTTAACTTCTCTATCCTTTAACACATATTCATATGGATCCGGATCGTTACCATTATAGTAATTAGTTCTACCTAATGATACTCTATATAGTTCAGTTTTTAATTTCCTTAATTTCAAACGTTCCCGTAATACCATTTTAAGGTATTTATTGTGTTTGAGTGGTGTTGCTAATGATTCCTTAGCAAGGATTGTTTCGTCTAGATACAAGTCTTTATCTACTTGCTGTTCAAGTTGTTCTATATTCATACTTATATTATACCCTACTTTTAATCAAAAGTCAAGTAAAATCAAAGTATATTATTATCCATAGTCATATATGTAAATTGAAAAGATGCGTCTGTTAAGAGTTCTTCTGCTGATTCGTTATTAAATGCTAAATCGCCTATATTGGTCGGAAATAGATTATGGAATGTAAATTTAACCTTTGAAACGTTTTTATTGTTTGTTAGGATATGTAAGGTAGCATCTACCATTAATGCATCACTATGTTCTTCTCTATTCTCCAACAAACCTGCAGACCTTTGAAACCAATCATATAGTTCCATATAATTTTTAAAATCTTCATCAACTAAAAAAGTTACAGTAAATGGAGAATAGGTTTGAGTTGTAGAAGGAACATAACTATAACCATGTACGGGATGCGGGACTGGTGTTTCGTTCACAGTTATACTAGGAACATTACATGATGTTACCCAAAATACAGATCCTGGAATACTAGAGATTTCTAATTTATAATTAGTTCCCTTTGCTAAATTAATTGATGCTGGTTGAATTCTTTCGCTCATACTAATATTTATAATAAAAATAATAAGCCATAAAAAACCCCCAATAAAGGGGGTTTTAACGGTTTTCCCAAGGTAGGGGGAAACTATTTTTGCTTTCTTATTACAGGTTAGTTACAGTGAACTTACGGAAATAAGGGTTTGCACCAGCAACACCAGAAGCAAATGGATTCATAGTGATTCCATAACGAGTCTTGAAACCAAGACGCGGCTGGAAGTCTTCTTCACCAATTGATTTCATCATTTGTAAAGGAACGTATGGGCAGTAGAACATACCAGCATCATACATATTAGCACCTTTAAAACCAACGATACAAGTATCAGTTGACGCAAATTGGTCAACGAATACTTTAAACTTGCCACCTAGAGTACCAGCAAACGTAGAGTTTGTAGTATCTGGAGCAGCACCGTTTTCAAGAGACATATTAGGAACATCCAATCCAGAAACCATATCTAAAGCAGACGCGATGTCAGCAGATACGATTAACCAGTTACCACGACCACGACCAGTGTTCTTAGCAATTAAGTTTGCTTCTTTATTGATTTGGATTAATAGTGACTTGTAACGCTCACCACTCCATCTAGCACCACCGTTGTCTGTTGCATCAGAAACGTCAAACGTTCCAGCAAGAGTAGTTCCTGCTTGTGCACCAGCTTCTGCTTGTGAACCAATAGTAACAATGATTTCACGGTTGATTTCCGCAAGGATCTCACCAGAAAGAATACTAGATAATTCAGACTCAGCGTCTAAACCATGGATTGCTTTCAAGTCTTGAGCAAGTTCAAGAGAGTATTTTGCTTTAAGAGCTTTAGTCTTAGCAGTAACACTTGACTTCTCAATTGAGAATGACATTTCAGCGTAAGTAGTAGCACCGCCACCAAATCCACCTAATGCTTCACCTTGAGCAGTTGTCATTGCGTCAGCAGTACCATCGTCACCAGCAAAGTCCGTATTAGGGGCTCCAGCAGTTACGGTTAATGCTTCAGCACCTGTAGATGCTTCACCTGTGTAATGAGATTTCATTGCAAAGATAAGACCTGTAGGACCTGACATTGGCTGTACACCAATAGTGTCATATGCCATTAATTGTGGCATTGTGCGACGTACTAATGAAATTAGGATAGGATCCCAATTATCTACGTTAGCACCTGTGACGTTAGCTTCATCTAACGCTGTTTGTTGATTTTCTAAAAGACGAAGTGTGATTGCACGTTTAGTAGCATCTTTAATTGCAGGTACACCCGCATGCTCCATAACTGGTTCCCACTTATCTTTAATTTCTTCTGATAAAAACATTGTGTTTTCTCCTTATTAAGTATAAATGTTAAGCACCAAAGATGCTTGTGTCTGTTGATTTTGAAAGTGAATTGACGATTGCTTGCATTGAAGCACTCATTTCTTCCTCAGAATCACTCACTTTAGCGTCTACTGCTTCAGCAATTACTTCCTCTTTCTTCGCTTCAGAAGGAAAATACGTTTCCTTCAAAGTTTCTAACTTCTCTGTGTAAGATTCAGTATCTTCAAATACAACACCTTCGGCAAGCGAAGAAAGAGGAAGTAATTGCTGAGGGTAAAACTGAAGTGAGTGATTCTGA